CGTTGCACCAACGGGGCCGGACGCTATCTGTACGCCGTTCTCGCGCATGATCGAGGAGCCGCCGGTAAAGACGGAAGTGAAATAGTAGGGCAAGCCGAGTTGTGGTCCCCCACTTGTTGCAGCGAGGTAGGTACCGCCCGCCTGAATGCCCGGCACAGAGCCGTCGCCAGCCGCGTAGACGACAGGTCTGTTGCCCGAACTAGTCGTGGCCCCATTCATAATATTAAGATAGCCCGAGCCGGGCGTAGGGAGGTTTGTCTTAACCGCTGCAAAGATCATGAACGGCTGTGTGCGGCTGAAAGCCGAAGTCACCATGTAGGTGCCGTTGGCATTGACCGACAGCAGGCCGTGCTTGCCATTCTGGGCGCTGGCGGTGTCGGTGAATTTGAAGGAGCCGCTGGATTGCGTCGCGTGGCGACCGTTGCCGGAAAGGTCGTTCCACTGACTGACCGCGCCGCTTGAGGCGGTGATCGAGGCGGCGTTAGAGGCGTCGAACCAGAAGTCCGTAGTGACACTGGCAGGCGTCCAAGCGCCGCCGCCTCCTGCGGCAACGAACGGCCGTTGTGCTGCACTGATGAGGCGACGGCGATTGTGGAACATCAGGTAAAGTTTCCCGTCGCCAGCACCGTGACGCCCGCGCCCGTCTTGACCTTCCATCCCGGAGTCGTGGCATTGACGCACGTGAGGCCAATTGGAATCGGATAGCTGCCAACGCCCGCGCCTACGTTGTTCGGCAGCACGATGATGTCCGAACCGTTGCCGTCGGCGATTGAGACTTGCGATGTGGTTGCGGTTGCCACAACGCAGAGCAGACTCTCGAGGTAGTCGCCGACTGCGCCGGTTGCCCCTAGTATCTGTGCGGTGCTCACGTTGGCAGCAACGGTTTCATATTCGAACCCGCCCGATACACAAGGAACGCCGCCAGCGACGAGCGAGCCGACTTGGCCGGTGTCGATGGTGACGCGTTGGGTTGTGGCGGTCGCTGGCCCCGCTGCAAATTGCACCGGCAGCGTCGTGATGCTGCCGACGTTCCACGTGCCACTTTGCGTAGCGGCAACCGTGCCGCTGACGGGCTGCGTGCCGGTGCCGACGTTCGCAGTCACAGTGCCGCTGACCACGACGGCGGGCAGCGTCGTGATCGCACCGATATTCCAAGTTCCGGATTGCGAAGCGGCGACCGTGCCGCTAACCGGCACCGCGCTTTGATTCGAGGCGATGACGACAGGCTTTGACGCGGCCATTGCAGCTTGGCCGACCGCTGATGGCGTTTCGACCGTCTGCGTCACGCCGCTGGCGTCTTTGACCGTGATGGACATTCAATTGTCTCCCTCAGAAGTCATCGAGCAAAACGAATAGTCCGCTTTGCGATACCAGCGAAAAGTCCATCTTGCCGTCATCGGTGCCGACCACGGGCTGAACCCAAGCAACGGTCTTGTCGGTGAAGGTTGCAACGGTGTTCGGGTTGCCCGCCAAGTCGATAACGACAGCGGCGGGGATCGAGGCAACGACATTCCCGGTTATGCTCATGCCGGTGACTGAAACCGTGTAGGTCGGGCCAGTGCCGGTGATGGACGCCGCGAGCGTGCCCGCAGTCGAACCGGTGAAACTGATATCGGCGGCGGTGAAGCCGGTGACCGGTTCGCTGAACACCACGTCGAACAGGATCGGGCTCGAGCTCGTCGGGTCGGATTGCGCGGCCGCCTTGTTGATGGTGACGGTCGGCGGCGTGGTATCGGGCGGTATGACGACATCGCCAACCCGGCCGGGCAGGCTCGAGCCGCTGGCGGCCAGATTGTCTCGCCAACCCCTGTCGGCGTAATTCGTTCTAGCTAGCATCGGCGTGATAGTGTTCGAACAACGGCCGCAGATCAATTTCATCGCCGGACGTGGCGTCGATGAGCTTGAACCCGCGTGCCGTCCAGCGCGGGGATTTTCCCGGCGGCCCTTGCTTACCCTCCGCGCCCGCCTCGCCACGCGGCCCCGGCTTGCCGGGTTTGCCCTGCCGGGCGGATTGCATCCAATCGTCACTACCGGGTAACGGTCCGGGGTTGTCGCATTTGGCGCGAAATTCAGCGCCATCTTTGCTGACCATATCGAATTTGCGATATGTCACCGCCGGGTCGTACAGTCCGCGCACCTCGCCGACCGGCGCATCGTTACCGCGCACCGCCAGCGGCAACCAATCGTCGTGAGGCGGTGCCTGCGCGGTGTCGCGTTGTGCAATCCACGTCGAGCCGTCGTGCGTCACGACCGCGCTTTGGTAGTGGATGCCACTTGCCCATCGACAAGGTATGGGAAACCTTCCCGGCGCACCGTCCGCGCCGTCGCGACCGTCGTTACCCTTCTCGCCTTGCGCACCGTCTTTTCCGGCCGCACCCGTTTCGCCTTTTTCGCCATTTCTGACTCCTGCCAGCAGTGTCTTGATTTCCGCTTTCAGTGTTGCGACCTCGCCACGCAATTCGGCATTGGTCGCCCGCGTTTCGGCCAGCACCACGGCAAGCGCGCGCTGTACTTCCGCCCGCGCCTGCGCCACTTCAAGGCCGAGTACATCGGCCAACCCCTCACGAAACGACTGCACGGGAATGTCGGTCGATGGCCGCGCGGATGAGTTGGGCGAAATCCCGTTGGTTGTCATCCTGCGAATCTCCCTGATCGTCCGGCGGCGGCGGCAATGCTGGCGTCGTCGCGCCCGGCGTCGGCGGTTGCAATTCTGCCCCGTAGCTCAACGGCACGACTTGCTGCTGTACGCGCACATCGTCGCCGTCGGGATCGCGTTCGAGTTCGAACGCAGCACGCGCATCGTTGGGCGCGAAGATGCCGCCCTGAACGCCGCGCGCGTAGGCTTCCACGCGGTCCTTGAACTGCGACCGCAACAGCGCGTCGGTGTCGAATTCGAGATATTCGGTCGGCATGCCGACGAGTCCGAACATGCGGCCGATTGCTTCCTCAATATGGTTCAACACAAACCCAAGCCCGGTCGCGATCCACCATTGCATTTGCGCTTCGGTCGATCCCTGCGGCCCCTGATCGCCAAGGTTCAGCACCGACTGCGGCACGCGAAACACAGCCGCAATACGCTTGTCGGTGTAGCCCATGATTTCCACGACTTGGCTATCGCGCGATGTCGGCGACACCGATTGAAACTTCATGCCGTTGGAAAAGATCGGCACCCCGCCTGCGCCGAGTCCCTTTGTTACATTGTTGAAATGTTCGCGGAATTCCTTGATCTGGTCGGCCGTCATCGGCAAGTCGGTCGTGAGAATGCCAGACGGCTTGGCGGAATTCAAATAGAACGCCAGCGACTGCGCCATCATCGCGTTCGAGGCGGCGTCATCCATTGCCGCGCTCATGATTGGGGATTCGCCTTTAAGCGGATTGCTCGAGCGCGTGCGCAGCTTGACGTGCAGCACGTTACGCGCAGGCACCGCCGACAGCGCCTCGCGCGCGCCGATGTCGTCGAATATCCGTTCCACGATTTCATTGCCGCCGAGCGCATAGAACAGCGAGCCGTCGGGCGCGATGCGCGGCCCGCAGCGTTCCGGGGCCATCAAATGCAGCGCTTCGATTTCGAACCGGTCGTTGCGCACCGCCAGCGCATAGGCGTTGCCGTCGGTTTCGAGCCCGGTCGTCAAGTTCAGCATGAAATCGGAAATCGTCTGATAGTCGTTTGGCTTGCGCAGAATGCGCGACAGCGCCGACGTGCTGACGCGCTCGCGCCCGCCGTTCTCGAGCACGCGCCAATGCGTGCCGGGACACATGGCGACGGTCTGTGCGTAGGCTTGCACGCATGCGTCGACGATGGCCGAACGGCCGCGCCCCTGCACGTCGTAGCCGCACTGCCAGAAATTCCACATATTGGCGGCAGACGGCAACCAACCGCCGAGCGGCATGGGAATGCCGGGCGCGAAATTCCCGGCGGATTTAACCGCCGGGATCAGGGCAAGCGCGCGTTGTAGTAAGTTCATTTCTGGCGTTGCTGCGGTGCTTGCGGTGCTTGCGGTTTGACAAAGCCGGATTGCTCGCGCGCCGATTTGGCTTCGGCATTGGCGGCATCGGCTGTCGCCTGATCGCGCTTGGCCTTTTCTTGTTCGGCCTTGGCGACTTCGGCTTGCTGTTCAGCAACCGGCGGCATTTCGGGATTGCCGGTTGCACTCTTGTCGTCGGGATGCAACAGCCCGAGCCGGGCAAGATCAGTTTCTTCCTGCGTCGGCGTCGGCCGCGAGTTTTCCATCACTTCGGCTTGTTTCTTGTTGAGTTCGGCGCGGCGGTCGTTGTCCTTTTTGTAATCTTCCGCCGCATCCTTGCGCCGCTTATTGGCAGCTTCTGCCGCCTTAGCTGCCGATTCGGCTGCTGCCTGATTTGGGTCAACCATGTGTTTTCCTTTCTAGGGTTTACCAAGTGACCGCTTGCGTCCAAGCCAACACACCGGTTCTGCGCATGGCCCAATTGATGTCGAGGATCATGCGAATGCCGATGCAGTCGGTCTGCCACAGCGAGCGCGTCGGCGCGGCAACGACGTTCGGCGAGCCGGTCGTGCCGATAGCAAGCGGCGTCGTATCTTCCATATGAATCACCGCCTGATCGGACACGTCGAACCGTGGCGTGTCGCCGGTCGCCGAAAAGAAATCAGCGGCGTCGAGTAGGATGACCATGCCAGCGGTGACCGAAGTCGACTGAATGATCGGATAGCCGCGCAACCGGCCGCCGTTGACTTCGGCCGCGAACGGAAAATCGCCGCCCGCGTTCTGCGTCATGCTGATGGACAACACTTGCGCCGGGTTCATGATGAACACGGGCGACCGCAAACTGTTAGCCGCGACCAGCACGCCGACCAGAGCCTTGATATCGCCAACGAGCGCATTGAATCCGCCGCCGGCGGTTGCCGTCGTTGCCGAAACACCGTTGCGCAACCCGGCAGGTCTCGTGGTGTCCTTGGCCGTGGCGTCGAGTAGCACGGTATCAATTGCGACCGACGTATCATCCTGCATCGCTTGCCGGACGATGGCTTCAATCGATGGCGTCGAGTGCTCAGCGATGTCGCGGGTCAGAACCGTAATAACGCCCATCTTCTTTGGCGTTAGCGTTGCTGCGGTAAATGCGGCTTGCTTGACCGGGATGGCCGCACCCTGAGCTACGAACGCCCCTGCGAGCGTCGGCGTTGCCGACCGCGCCGGAATGCTGACGATTCCAGCTTGGCCAAAACTGAACTTTGGCCCAAAATTAGACAGCGGTGCATAGGCCGAATTCGGAATCAACTGATCGATGACATCGACGTTCACCGTCGTTACCAGTTCGGCCGCCCATCCCGTCAACGTCGTGGTTGCCGGAACGGTCGACGCCTTGGTGACCAGATCAAAAATCAGCTTGGTCGGCTCGTCGTCGCCGTAGCGCTCGCGCCTGACCTCGTCGGCGTTGCGCTGTTGCACTCTGGCGAGCGCCGTACAGACCGCCGCCCGGAACCAGTAGTCGCCCGGCCGGATGCTCTTTTTCGCCACCGCGAACGGACGGCGGTCCGACTCGTTGCTGGTCTTTGCCACGACGATATCGGATTTGATGGCCATATGCTGTTCGGCCATTTTCCGCGCGTCCCGCGTGCGTTCGGCGTC